ACCACAATATGAAATTCCTCCTATTGTTCAGCGTGATCTAACAAAGATCTATAAGAACGTATTTGGAATTAACTTAGAGCAATCATCTTGCTCCTCGTGTTGGAGAGATTACATTGGTCAATTAAGAAAAATATACAATCAATACTAATATGGAAAATTTTATCCTTTACTTTCTTATAGCTTTATTAGTATTAATTCCACTTGGTGGTTTTATATTATTACTTAAATGGCTTTGGGTAACATTTAAAGAAATTTGGAAATCTATTTAATATGGAAGAGAAACAAAGAGGAGGCAAAAGGGATGGTGCTGGTAGAAAATCAAAAGCAGAAGAGCAATCATTGATTGAGAAGCTTACTCCATTAGAACCAAAAGCTTTTGAAGCTTTACAGAATGCTATTATGGACGAAAAGGATTGGGCAGTTAAGTTGTTCTTCCAATATAAATTCGGAATGCCGAAACAGGTTATTGATCAGAACACTAACCATACCTTGTCAGACTTTCAGATTAAGGATTTAGTAAAGTTCAATGATTGAGATAAAAAAGAAGTATCTGCCGTTGTTTCAAAATGATAGCAGGTACTTCATTGTGACTGGCGGTCGTGGTAGTGGTAAGTCATTTGCACTTAACACATTCCTTTTGTTATTAACATACGAATCAGGTCACGTCATTCTGTTTACCCGTTACACTTTAGTCTCCGCACACATTTCGATCATTCCGGAGTTTACAGAGAAGATTGATATGGCTGGACTTCAAGGGGATTTTTCAATCACCAAAGACGAAATCATTAACGTAAGAACTGGTTCAAAGATCTTGTTTAAAGGTATCAAAACTTCAAGTGGAACACAAACAGCAAATCTTAAATCCTTATCCGGAGTTACGACATTTGTCTTAGACGAAGCAGAGGAGTTGGTAGACGAAGATACATTCGATAAGATCGATTTGTCAGTTCGTAATAGTGGAAGACAAAACAGGGTGATACTTTTATTGAACCCAACAACAAAGGAGCATTTCATATATCAAAGATTCTTTGAGCAGAAAGGTATTCCATCTGGTGTGTCATTGCACAACGGAGATACAACGTACATCCATACAACGTACTTAGACAACGAAGAGAACTTATCTGATTCGTTTTTACTACAAGTTAAAGCACTACAACAAACAAACCCAAAGAAATATGAACACACTATATTGGGAGGATGGCTTGATAAAGCAGAAGGGGTCGTATTTTCGAACTGGAAGTTCGGTCAATTTAACCCTGACAACTTACTTGTTTCCTTTGGACAGGATTACGGTTTCTCTGTCGACCCAACAACACTTATTGAAGTTGCTATCGACAAACGAGTCCGCCGGATATACGTTAAAGAGCATCTGTACAAACCAGGCTTAGACACATCTGCTATTGCAGCAATAAACAAATCAACATGCGGAAAGAATTTGATCGTTGCAGATAGTGCAGAACCACGATTGATTGAAGAGTTAAAGCATAGAGGTTGTAACATAACCAAGGTAGAGAAACCACCTGGATCGATCAATGATGGTATTGCAATGATGCTTGACTACGAAATCGTTGTAGATCCAAACAGTCATAACATTGCAAAGGAACTAAACAACTACGTTTATTCGGATAAGAAATCAGGTTTGGTTGTTGACAAATTCAACCACGCAATTGACTCTATTCGATACAACGTTTATCACAATTTGTCTAATCCTTACAAAGGCAAATATCACGTACACTAACAAAAGAACAACAAAAAGGTTTATAATATATGGAATTGGAAATTAACATACCATCTTCGCTAAATGAAATAACTCTTGGGCAATATCAGGAGTTTGTTCGCATTACAAAAAATGACGATAGCGACGACGTTTTTATCAATCATAAGTTAATCCAAATCTTCTGTGGCGTTGAGCTCGGTATGGTATCAAAGATGAGGCAGAGAGATATAAACGAGATAGTAGAAACGGTTAACAATCTTTTCAAATCAGCACCTCAACTTAAAATGAGGTTCGAATTTAAAGGAAAAGAGTTTGGATTGATTCCTAATTTGGATGATATGAGTGCAGGAGAGTATATGGATCTTGATGGATACATTGATAATTGGGATCAGATGCACAATGCAATGGCTGTACTATTTAGACCGATTACAAATAAGTTCAAGCATTTATATCAAATTGAAGAATACAAAGGTAGCTCACATTATGCAGATATAATGAAAGATCTTCCAATGGATATAGTTTTGGGTGTGCACGTTTTTTTTTTCAATTTAGGAAACGAATTATTGAGAAGTACGATGCGCTATTCACAACAGGAGGCGGAAGCACTTTTGACGAAGCAGCACAATTTGGAAAAAGATGGGGATGGTATCAACCAATCTATGCTCTTGCGCAAGGAGATGTACGACGATTTGATGAAGTTACCAAGCTTCCACTTAATCAATGCTTAACTTACCTAACTTTTGAAAAGCAGAAAAACGATTTAGAAATTAAATTAATGAAAGGATAAAATGAAAGGATTCTACTACGTCATAAGCAAACTAAGGGACTACATGAAAGAAGACCTTGGTATTGTTACGTTTACAAACGGAGCAATCGATAAGATTGACAATGTTAAACAAGTTGCTTATCCGTATGCACATATCATGGTTAACAATGTTACTCCATCGTCTCCGTCTTCTGTATTCAATGTGTCTGTAATCTTAATGGATGTAGTAGATATTTCTAAGCAGGAATCGTCTAATCTATTTGATGGTAACGACAACGAATTGGATATTCTCAATACCGTTCTTATTTACTGCTTAAGATTATCAGAGCAGCTAAGACGTGGACAGCTTTACGATGATCTAATTAGGATTGATTCAGAAACAATTAGCTGTGAACCATTCATTGATCGATTCGAGGATAAGGTAGCAGGATGGGTGATCACATTTGATTTGAACGTGCCTAACGATATGACTATATGCGATGGAACTGAGAAATGCTAAGGAGGTAATCCGGAAGTTTAGAAATTACGTGATACAACAATCACGTAGTAATCTTACTAAGCGGATGAAAAACAATTCGAACTTCCTTTACAATAGTTTAAAATCAACGGAGGATTTCGATGATGAGACTGGATACGCATTGATTGGATTTTCAATGGCAGAGTATGGTCAATACGTCGATCAAGGTGTTAAAGGTGCTTTTCCTGGATTAGTTAAAAATGGAGTACAAAAAGCTCCTCGTAGTAAGTTTAAGTTTACAAACAAACGTCCACCTGCTAGAGAATTAATATTATGGGCAAAGCAAAGAGGACTTAAATTACGTGACAAACAAGGTCGATTTGCAAAAGGTGGTTACAATACTTTAGGATTCTTATTAGCAAGAAGTATTTATGCTCAAGGAATTAGACCAACACTTTTCTTTACAAAACCATTTGAGGCAGCGTTTAAGAAGTATATTGAAAACGATTTAGCTGAAGCATACGCTGTTGACGTTGACACTATTATAGATTACAACATAAAGAAAATAAAATGATAATTTACGCAAGGTCACCATATTTCGTTACTGTTAATGAAACAAGTCAAGTTGGATCTAAGGTAGAATTGTTTATTTGGAATGAACCAAATGATGTTCCGGAAGATCCTACTTACGTTTTGGCAAAGCCAATGGCTTCTACTTCTCAACGTAGAAACGATTACAACATTGCTCCATTCATCAAAGAATACATAGACAACGTATCCCCTATCTATACAAATGAAAAAATGTATGCGAAGGTAAGAGTTGATCGATACAAAGAAACAACTTATGGTAGTTACACGTTATTGGATTCTACTACATACGTCGGAGTAAATGGATTTACTGAGTATCGTGATGGAGTTAACAAAACTGATTCATCTAGTAAATTCGTAGTATTGGGTGACACAGCTACTACATACAATTACCCGCTTGGTCTTATTCCATTTGTGAACGTTGTTCTAAATACAGTGTTGGGAGATAAGGTCGAAGTAACACACACAGACTTAGCTGGAGGAAACTCTGCAACAACAACAATCTTAGCTACAACAGATGCAACTGGCATTTACTTTAAGTCATTTGGCTTAACTACGACAAGTTCAAATTATGCAAATGGATGTATTGCTACAGTAAAATACTATTCTGGGTCAACATTGACAACAACGAAGGTGTTTAGATCTATTCCAATTTGCGAACCTAAGTATATTCCAATGGTAGTTGCTTTTGTAAATAGATTCGGAGGATGGCAATACTTAACATTCTTTAAAGCAAAGATTGAGTCAATGACAATGTCATCTCAAAGTTACAAGATGTTAAATGACAGTATTAGCTACGTACCACAACAACCTCAATACCAATCATTTAGTGTTAATGGAAAAGAATCAGTTAGACTTAACACCGGTTGGGTGGATGAAAACTACAAAACGATCATCAAAGATCTTTTATTGTCTGAGACTGTTTTGGTAGAAGGTGTTTGCGCTGATGTTAAAACATCGTCTATTGAAATGCAATCATCACTAAACAACAAGAATATTAATTACCAAATTGAATTTGAATACGCTTACGACATTCTAAACAACGCGATATAAATGCTAGTAGTTGGCTTATACATTTACGACGATAACGGAATAGCACATAGAGTAGATTTGTTTCAGGATGAGACAATTTCTATCAATAGCACAGTGCAGAACATTAATGACTTATCAAAGGTGTTCACCGATTTCAGTCAATCGTTTACGGTTCCTGCTTCTGATCGAAATAATGCTATTTTCAAACATTGGTATGATTCAATGGTTATCAATGGATTCGATGCTAGAACGAGAAAGAGATCTTACATTGAGATTGATTCACTTCCATTTCGAATTGGAAAGGTACAAATGGAGAAGGCAAAGATAGTTAACGGTGTTCCAAATAGTTACACAATTACTTTCTTTGGAAGTCTTATATCTCTAAAAGATCAGTTTGGTGAAAAGAAATTAAGGGAATTAGATTTCTCCTCTTTGAACTTTACATACTCTGGTACACTTGTCAAAACAAGAGTTTCATCTGGAGAATCAAATGTGATTAAGTTCCCATTGATTTCTTCGACAAACTTATGGCAGTTAGGTGGCAATGGTGCTGCTAGAACAAACTGGGATATAAACAATACGGCAACTCCTATTTACCATACTGATTTATTCCCTGCTGTTAGAGTGTCAACAATCTTTGAAATAATTGCATCTAACTTTGGTATCACATTCAACGAATCTGTTACCGATTCTTTCTTAGATGATTTTAGATTTAAGAATGCTTTCTTCTGGTTAAAGAATTCAGAAAAGTTTGAACTAAAAACACAACCAACTAAGATAAACTTTACAACATCTAGTTCAACAACGGGTTCAACTGGTTTATTTGTGTTGTCTCCTGCAGGTAGTTACTTGAATTTTGTACAACCTACTGGAACAAACTATGTGTCTCAAAGTCATATTAATATTACATTCACTTCGTCTGGCATTCCATTTACTTTCCATATCTTTAAAGATGGTGTTGAAATTAGCAGTCAGTCCTATGTTACCCAAACTAGTGCAATGTATTTGGAGTGTCCACTTGACACAGACGGTCGTTACACCTTTTTAATTAGCGCAGGCTCAACGATAACCTACACATCAACATATTACTTTGAGGTAGGTAATAATGATTCAACATACGTAAAGTTAATCGACCTAACAGTTAATCAGCCATCTGGTCAATCCAATGTTCTGCTAATGAATATTGGAGACTACATGCCGGATATGAAGGTTCAAGATTTCTTCTCTGGCATTTTAAAGATGTTCAATCTTACTTGTTACTCAGAAAAGGAAGGAGTTTACATTGTTGAACAGTTATCACAATGGTACAACAAAGGTAAAACTTATGATCTAACCAAGTATTCAATTGTGGACGAGATTGAAGTAACTAAGCCGAAGAGCTACAAAAAGATCAATTTCAATTACACAGAGTCCGAATCATTATTAAACACGAACTTTAAATCAAGAAATTCAGCAAACTATGGCGACCTTCTTTACGAAATGCCTAACGATGGGGAAGAATATTCAATCGAACTTCCGTTCGAGAATATTATGTTCAACAAGTTTACCGGAACTAATTTACAGGTTGCTTACTCTTTGGATATAAATTACAATTCTGTAATCCCAGAAGCAGTAATACTTTACGACTTAGGAGAGTTAAGATCTTGTAGTTTTAAGTTTAATGATGGATCTACAACGTCTACAATTACAACTTACAATGTATTTGGTCAAGATACACTAGTTAGCTCAATTGATTACTCTTTGAACTTCGGAATTGAGCAATCTTCGTTTACAAATCAACTCGAATCAAACAGTTTGTTTAAACAATACTATTGGGATTACTTGTATGACGTGCTTGGATCTAATAGTCGTATTGTTAATATCAAAATGATCTTGCATTCTGGCATCATTAGTCGCCTTAAGCTGAACGATCATTTAATCATTAGAGATAAACGTTACATTATTAATTCAATGCAAGTAGACTTAACAAGTGGACTAGTTTCATTTGAATTGTTATTGGATTTTACAACAATACAAACGTCTCCTACTCCCCCGGAACCGGAGGAAACAATTATTTACTACACTTTAAACTAACAAAATGGCTTTCACATCTTTATCCGATGCAAGAACAAAAGTAACGAATCCAAATACTGAATTGGATTCCACTTTGCTTTATGGAAACAATAGGGCCTTTGATTCAACAACCATCTTTTATACAAATGAAGAGAAAACAAATTTAGCACCTGCTGGCAATTACGTAGTTGTGATGAACTACTTATCTTACTATGTGACAATAGGATCAGATGGCAAGATGACTTCTACCCCAACACAGTTAATGGAATCAACAACGGATTCAAGTTGGGTGGACGATGATATTCATAGCAGATACGGCGCAAATGGAAGAGTTAATAATCAAGATGGGATTGGCGGTACAGATCTCGTATTGAGTAATGATTTAAAGCTTACAGATAACGTTTGGACTAGCAGACCTTATGATAATCCTAAAAAATGGATTATAGAAAATACTGTAATACAGTCTACCCCTATTACAAATATTGACGTGTCTGCTATGAAAGGATACGATCTAAGATTAGTAACTGGTGAATGGAAAAACAGTGGTGCTGGCATTCCTGGATTTCACGGTAATACAACTTCTGCAATAATTCACTTAGCACCAGATCCAAATAGGGTAACGCAAGTTGGTAGTTTGAAATATTATTTTAAGCCCGACTATTGGATGCCAAATATTTATTTTGATGGTCCAAGTTATTTCAGAAGAATGCCTAACATTCTACCACTAAAGGATAAGCATGGTATTGAGAAAAGTTGGTTGGAATTTTTCACACCACTTGCTGATTTACAGTATCCAATAACTAAATTGGATCGTCCAACAACAAGATTTAAAAAAGGGATAACAGAATCCCAAATGTTTAGTTGGAGATCGATTCAAACATCTTATCCTTACAACCGTAAAGAAAATTGGTTTACAATTCATCCAAAGAAAATGTATTTTGACCAAGACGGTGTATTTAGACACTGTGTTGCAGTAGCTTACGGTGTTAACGAAAATACAATCCCAATGGGAAGTGATTTATGGCATGCACGTGTTGTTGCTTTATGGGAGTCATTATTAATAACAGATCCAACAGAAAGATTAACTAAAGTATGGGTCATCAATGGATATACAATTACCTATGCACAGTGCAATCCTTACGAATGGACAACGGAAGTAAATTCGGGAATCTCACATCAAAGTGATTGTCC